CGTATGCTAGATCGCGTCAAAGGATTTCACTGGCTAAAACAAAAATTTTGGCATGGTAGTGAAGAAGAGCGTGAGATGCACTTACGAAAGATGGCAGAGACGCGACATCCCTGCTCTTGTCATATGTGCGGCAATCCTCGCAAAATGTTTAAAGATAAGACTATGCAAGAAAAGAGATTTGATGAATATGAGATTGAATAATGTCAGCCGATAACGGAGTTTACATTCTACAGACTGCTGGGCCAGAATTCCGAGTGGCTTATCAGCAGAATATTGATGATATCTACGGGAACTTTTCCGATGATACTTTACAATGGCAAGGTGATCTTGAAATGATTCTGGAATATTTCCAGAATGCGCCCATGTTTTCCGATCTGGAATCAGCACTTGACAAAGCTGCCGACATAGCGTACAATTATGAATATCTTGAGTACGGAATCTGTGTGATCAGAGACTTCAAGGATTGGGATTTCAACAATCTAAGGAAAAATTATGGCAAGGAAGCCGAAAGCGGTTCGCGGTAAGTTCGCTGATGAAAAATATCTTGGTTCAGAACCCGATCTTCGCGGTGATGTGACCAACGCTCAGATTGTTCAAGCTTACAATTGGTATAACTATTTTTACGACTCAGACCAAGCAAAGGCCTGGGTCGTAGACTATTTGAAAGAATTTCACAAATCAGAAAAGGAACTAATCAAAAATGTCAATCGAATTAACAGTAATCTTTGCCGTACTATTGGCTGGAATTGCCGCATACTACTACTGGGCGGTGAACTCCCAGAAGGCATCCAAGAACGAAACCTCAACAAAATCCGAACCCTCGCCGACGGAGCCAATCGTATACACCGAGAATCTGACACCGAAGAAGAAGGCGCCGCGAAAGAAGAAGTCAAGCCAGTAATCTCTATTCAAGAGCGTGTGACCAATCGTGCGAATGATTTGATTGCCGATCTTGAATGTCTACTGGATAATTATTATCGTGATGGCTCTACATTTAAGCCGTCAGATTGGCTGTCTCAACAGGATGTGAAGCCTGCTATCGCCCAGCGCATTGCAGACTATTACAAGCCGCTTTACTCTGAGGTGTTTGATGCCTTGAACGGCAAAGACGCACAACTGAAAGAAGGCTATTCACACTGGTCAAAGCCAAAGCTGAAGGCTTATGTAGAGTTTATCAAGTCTATCATCTCGGCTGCCGAAACTCGCGCTACTATCGCTAAAGCTACTCGCAAGCCGCGCAAGAAGAAAGAAAAGTCTCCTGTTAAGCTTGTGTCTAAACTCAAGTATAAAGAGAAGGATGAAACCTACAATGTCGTGTCTGTCGATCCGAAGCAAATCATTGGAGCTAATCAGCTTTGGGTGTTCAATACCAAATATCGAACTATGGCTGTTTACAACGCTATGGGCCCTGCTGGGCTTAACGTCAAGGGTAGCACAGTAATTGGCTTTGACGAGAAAACATCCATTGTGAAGAAACTACGGAAGCCGACTGAACAAGTGAACAAGTTGCTTGAAGGTGGAAAGGTCGTTCTTCGCAAGTTCATGGACGAAATCAAGTGTAAGCCGAAAGAAGCGAATGGTCGCATAAATAATGAGACCATTCTACTAAGGATTATTAAATGACAAATGTTTTCGAGTTTCCTAAAAGCAAGATTGTACGAGAAGTCCAGCCACCGATAGAAGAGATTGAAGCAGCTAAAGAAAAGGGTCGTCAAAACTTCGCTGACGGAATTTTGGTAGATTTTATCGACGGAACATTGTCACTACTTGAAAACTACGGCATTGACACTGAAGGCCCTGAATTTGAAAAAGACTTTGCTTTTACTGTCGAAGCAATTAAATCGACTATCTATCGTTCTCTATCTCTCAATCATCATCTACACGACTTCATTGAAAAGAGTGTTACAGTTGTGAAAAAGGGCGAAAGCTTGGATGCAGAACTAGAACTACCGGAAGAAACTGGCGACATCGTGGTTGAAGATGCCAATGAAATCGGAGCACTTGACAATAACGATTGATTACTATATACTGATGTAGTAATAAAGGATAATATTATGGCAATCTTGATAGACCTGAATCAAGTGTTGATTTCTAACTTGATGCAGCAGATCAATTCCAGCCCGAAGATGCAGCTGGAAGAAAATCTAATTCGACATATGGTACTCAACAGTCTCCGTTCATACATTAAGCAGTTCAAGTCCAAGTATGGCGAAATCGTCATTGCTTGTGATTCTAAGAAATATTGGCGAAGAGACTATTTCCCTTTCTATAAGTCCAATCGCAAGAAGGATCGTGAGAAGTCCGATCTTGATTGGACTCTCATCTTTGAAACACTGAACAAAATTCGTGACGAACTCAAAGAATATTTCCCCTATAAAGTGATCGATGTTGAAGGCGCCGAAGCCGACGATATCATTGGTGTTCTGACGCCAAGACTGGCCTCTAATGGCGAGGTTCTTATTCTTTCCTCTGACAAAGATTTCGTTCAGTTGCAAAAGTATAAGAACGTTACCCAATACAGCCCTATTCTAAAGAAGTTCATTCAGGTGGACAATCCGAGTCAGTATGTGAAAGAGCATATTATCAAGGGTGACAGAGGCGATGGTATTCCAAACTTCCTTTCACCCGACAATGTTTTCGCGCTTGGCGGCAGACAGAAATCTATAAATACAAAGAAGCTTAGTGAGTGGCTTAATCAGACACCAGAAGACTTTTGTACGAATGATAGCCTCATGAGGGGATATAAGCGTAATCAGATGCTAGTTGATCTTGATTACATTCCTGAGACCATCAAGGCTGCTATTGTCGAAACGTATGACAATGCAAAGTCTGGCAATAAGCAAAAGTTGATGAACTACTTTATCGAAAATAGAATGAGAAATTTAATTGAAGTGTTGGATGAATTTTAATGAACCAGAGTATATACGAGATTTTCAGAGATTTTGAACGTGCGCCAGATCGTGCAGCCAAAATCGCAGTATTACATAAGAATTACAGGCCTGTGTTGGGCGATGTGTTGCAAGGCGCATTTCATCCGGACATCAAGTTTCTGATAACGTCTAAGCCCTCTTATAGGAGATCAGATGCTCCTCCGGGTATGGGTTACTCATCTATGGATATTGAAATGAAGAGAATATATCTCTTTGTTGAAGGATCACAAAAGGCGCCGCCGAATTTAACAGACATTCGCAGGCAACATATTCTTATCCAAATCTTAGAAGCACTGGAATCTCCAGAAGCCGATGTTTTTATGAACATGCTACTAAAAGATTTAAAGGTTAAGGGTCTGACTTATAAGATTGTTCAGGAAGCTTTTCCTGGGCTTTTACCGTAATGTAACATTGGTTGATTTTTGATATGTCATTTTTTCTAAAGGGTAAAAATGGCAAGAAGAAAGTACCGCACAAAACTCGAAAAAGTCATGAACGAGAAATGTGAACTAATATACGAAACGACGATTGAGGATTGCCAGAAATGGTTCAATATCCTCAATCGTGAACTATTTGACAACTCTCTCCCTCCCGTAAATGAAATTGACATTCGCTGGCGCAGAGGCGCACATGCATGGTACGACTATGACGAAACCAAACCGGGCAAAGGCATAGTCAAGTTGCTCATGAACAAGCGATACAAATCCAAACAGTTTTTTGTTGAAGTGTTGGCTCATGAAATGATCCATCATTATCAATACATCTATAACGAGGAGATGGGCCACGGCTCTTCGTTCTTTAAATGGCGTGGCAAGTTTAACAAGAAAGGTTTAAGTCTCTCAGAGGTTTATTGACATGAAATACAAAAAGAACTATTACGGCACTCATGAAGATTACGATGATGAAGAATATGCAGAACTAAGAGCAGGGCAAAAGAGACGCCCGATCCGAAACTGGACAAAAGCTTATGTTCAGAACCAGGATGAAGCGGACGTAATAGACGATTTTTACAGTAACGGTAAAGGTTACAGATAACGTAGCGTAAGCAGGTATGTTTCCAGAGCATACCTGCTATGCGTTTGTGGACATTGAAGTTTTCTAGTCCGATCTCTATATCCAAGATATCGAAACAACGGAGACTTGACTAATGGCTATCGCTTGGACTGTGCAGCACAACGGCTTTAACGACACCGCCCATAACTGGGAGGGTGCTGTACTTAAGGTTGAACATGACACCAGCTATCGGATCATGTCTGACGTATGGGGTTCCGCAGATTGGGCCCTTGTCTGGGACGCTCAGGAGAAGCAGCCCAAGATGGTGCTGGTCAATGTGTACGATATGCAGGGACCCGACTGGAAACCCGTCCAGATCACGGTGGATGCGACCGATGAGGTCAAGCAGGCCTACTATGAGTGGCAGGTCCAGAACAAGTTCCAAGCCCTTGTGGCAAATGCAGAAAACGAAGCGCACCAGATCCAGAAGGGTGTAATCGCTAAGGTTGTCAAGGGCAAGAACGGCAAGGGCACTATCGGTCCGGTTGTAGTTCAGATGGATGCAACCTACGGTATGGGCTGGCGCGCAAACCGGGAAAAGAAGCTGGCTATCGCCACCTCTGACGTTAAGGTCAAGAAGGCCTTCCCCAACGGCAAGACCGGCGAAGTCTACCGTGATGTGGTGTGGGTCTGGCAGCGCAACTGCCAGCGGGTTGACGTTCCGCAGATTGACAAGGACGCTCTCCTGGAGCAGGCCCGCGCCATGGTCGCTAGGGCTGCCTAACGGAAACCGTCAAGCGCCTGGCACGCTCCAGGCGCTTCCTAAGTTCCTCAACAAAATCAATGGGTTAGCATATGCTCCAGTTGCATAGCAGACCTGCATTCTAGGCTCTTGAAATCTCAGCATCCGATCACTATATCCAGGGTATGAAAGCGACCTCACGGAAACGTCGATCCGACCGTAACCACTTGATCTATAAAATATCAATGAAATCAATGGTTTACATAGGCGTCACGGTTGTCGAAAAGCGCAACCCTCAGTATAGCCTGAAGCGCCGCTGGCAAAAACATGTTTCACGGGCCCTTACCGAAGGTAAGGTTTGGAAATTGTGCTCCGCGATACGCCGCCACGGAGCGGAGAAATTTAGCGTGGAGATTGTAGAGACTGTGCGCGGGAAAGAAAGCGCACATAAGAGAGAAAGACAACTTATCCGCGAACTGCGTCCGAGCCTCAATACTGACGTTAGGTCAAAGAAGTCTGCGTCCAGCGCATGACAGGCCTGCGCGAAATGGGATTGAAATCCGAGGGTTCAATCACTATATCCATAGTATGAGAAAGAGAGAGACCAAGATGACCAAGCTTCCCCGCACCCGCCGTCAGAAAGCCAAGTTCCACGAAACCGTGTGCAACCATTCTGATGCTGGCGTTCGCCTCGCAGCCGACTTTCTAGCCGATGCTATGACCGCTGCCCGTGCTGGGAATCTTCAAGATATGATCACCAATATTCGCCTAGCTAGCCGCTTCGCTAAAACCGTTTCGCTCGGAAACCCTGAGGAGTATATGAAGTCTCATGCCTAAGTCCCGCAAGACCACTGACATCCAGCCCATGCGCGAGTACGCCAATAAGTTGCTGGCTTCCACGTACAAGGTCCATGACGCCCAGTTTCGGCAGGGTATCATCGCCATGATTGAGCAGCTTCTTCATGAAGCCAACGCCTATCGCGGCTTCTCGTATATTGCCAGCTATGAGTTGCCTGATGACGTTCAGCCGGGCGTTCGGTACGCCGAGGGTTACCAGCTCCTGCCTTATCCTGAGCGGTTCGACAACACTGATGACACACGGAGGTACTATCTCTAATGAGTGCTTATAAGGATTTTCTAATCGGCGTTGAAGAACTGGTCTACACCGCCATGGAAAAAGGGTTCACTGATGCGGACGGGATTTACGCCTACGTTTACATGTACGAACCTCGGGTTGATATGTTCACTGTCAAAGCCGTTCTGGAGCAGATGCTCTGGAATGACTATGCGATACAACCTGAAAGTGCTTGACAATCCCTAGCGTTCCTGCTAGGATTTCTTCCGTTAAAAACACATACACACAAGGAGTTAATGTATGGCTAAGATTGCTGGTCGTGACGTTCGTGGTGAGTTTCTGGCTCTCCAGTTGTTTGAAATTGGTAAGGCTGTAACGCCGTCTGAAATCAACTCGCATGTTGGTTATGGCGACTATGCTGCCAAGTATATCTCGTTCCTCAAGAACCGTCATGGTTTTGAGTTCACTGTGCAGAAGGACGGCCGCGCGGTCGTGTCTTATACTCTGGTCGCTGAGCCGGAGAATGCTGCTGCCGTTCGTGCAATGGCGACCGCTTCGCCGAAGGCAGCTAAGGCGCCGAAGGTCAAGGTCGCTAAGGCTGCTAAGGTCGCAAAGCCGAAGGCGTCTAAGCCTGTCAAGGTGCGTCAGTCTAAGCAGACTGCATCCGCGCCGATCAAGAAGGCTGCTCGGCAGGTCCTCAAGGATCGTGCTGACGCTGAGGCCGACCGTCTGCTGGCCGAAATCGGCATGAAGAATGCTGGTGAGTATGCTGGTGGTACCTACTCTGTTGATCCCGATTGGGATAGCATGGACGGTATCGATGTTGCCAACTTCCTGAAGTGAGGACATAATGAATAAACGATATCTTCTGGCAGGGTTGACAGCCCTGCCTTTCGCTGTAGTTGTAGCACAGGCAGCAACTCAGCGCAATTCTGCAACATGGAAAGTGCCATCAGGCATCAAGAAGATCCGTGTTCGTTCGTGGAATGCTGACGGTTCGCCGGATATGGATCGTACACTGAACGTTGAGCCGAACCAAATGTTTCGTATTGATGCAATTGAGGATTAGAATATGGAATGGGTTCTTGTAATCTACATCTACGCTGGCTATTGGGCCAAGGGCGACTCTGTTGCCCTTACAACCGTGCCTATGGTTTCGGAAGCGGCATGTCATGTTGCTGGTGAGAAGTTGAGTCCGCTTGTTGAAGGTACGGCTAAAGAAGTCCGTTTTGTTTGTGTGAGGAATAAGTAATGGATAACTTTCCTTTTGTTTTAGGATTTGTTCTCGTTTTTATTGCTGTTGTAACATTGTGTATGGTTGCATTTGCTTTAGGCAAAGAAGACTTGCGCGGTCGCTATCATCAGTGTATAATGTTAGAAGCACCGCAGGAAAACTGTATCAAGCAATATTTGGGTGATAAGTGAACATATTCGCAATTGAGGACTGATAATGACTGACAGAGATTTCGACATTCGCGCCTACGACCAAGGCTATCGGGACGGGTGGCATGACGCATCGGCCAGAACTGCTGCGGAAAACGCCAAGCTGCGTGAGGCACTGGAGAAAATCTATCAATGTAGCAATCAGCCTGCGGTCATCGAAATTTCTCGTGCTGCTCTTGGAGATGAGAAGTGAACATATTCGCAATCGATAAAGATCCAATCCAATCTGCAATGTGGATGGTGGACAAGCATGTAGTCAAGATGATCCTTGAGACTGCACAGCTTTTGTCCACCGCTCATCGCATTCTAGATGGCGAACAATACATA